GATACTGCTGTGCAACCTGTCGGTACATCATATTCAAATTTACCGATACCTGATGCGTTTGTTCCTTCTGAAGAAATAGCTGTTGTTCCAAAATAACCATTTCCAAAATTAAATTGACTACCATCTGCTCCTGCTAAAGATGAAATAATTGCAGGTGCATACATTGAACCACTTGTTAAAGTGTCTGCTTCATTTGTTCCTGCACTTGGATTTCCACTTCCTAACCAAGTACCATTTACTCCATACCAAATTTTATTATTTTTCCAAGCTACTTGTAATATATCATTTTGTGACCAACTATCACTTGAATAATTTGTGACCTCATATCCATTATTATAGATTGCTTTATAATTACCATTGGCAGTTTGAACTCCTATAAATTTTTCTAAATCACCACTATTTCCACTTATGCCTGTATAAGTAATAGGGTGACTGCCATCTACTTTACATAATCCTATTCTTGCACCTTTACCACCTGAGCCGTGACTTGTTCCTGTCATTTTTACTTCATAATATCCTGCGTCTGAGTGCATTGTTCCAACTACCATTTGATTATCAGAAGCACCACTAATACTTAAATTACCATTTGATAATGTCCATTGTTCTAATCCTTGAGGATTTAAAGTACAAAATAAATTACTTGGACAATCTTCTGTTTTTGTAAGTGTACCTGCACTTACTGTCCAATCATTACTATTAGGTGATTGGTCTGTAACTCCATTACCATCTTTTAAAATAAAGAAACCATTAGTTCCATAAGAAACACTTGGAGAAGTTTTTATTTTCCATTCGCCAGTTGTACTATCTGTTTCACCAAATTCTGTTGGTTCGTAAGCATAGCCATCACAAAAGTGTATGTGACTCATAGCTCCATCAAATAAATTTCCACTATTTTCAGAACCAAATTCGTGTACTTGACCATCTACATTTAAAGTAGAAGCATTTGATGGTGCATTACCTGTATCACTAAATGATGTTATTCTTGAACCATTTATATAAAATCTTATTTTATCACCACTTGTTGAATTATCTTTATCCCAAATACCAACTATATGATACCAAGCATTAGTATCTCGTAATTTTGCATTAGATACTATTCTTCCATTTGTGTTACCATTGTATTCATCATTAAAATATAATTCATCATCTGCCGCAATTTCTAATCTAGTTTTATAATTACTATTTTGATGACAAGCAAAAAGAGTTTGTGTTGAACCTAATTTACCTCTTTTTACCCATAGAGAAATTGTCCATTTATTTCTGTTACCTGAAGATGAAAAAGTTTTTGTTAATCTTGTACTAGCCATTAGTTAAATTGTCCCCCACCTGTTGCTCCGTGTGATATTGTTATTGTAAATTGTCTTACTGCTGTTTGACTTTCTGCATCTGTTGCAGTTATATCAAACGTATAAACTGTTGTAGCAGTAGTTCCACTTTCTGTTCCTGAAAATACTCCATTACTGCCTATTGTAATTCCATTTGGTAAAGTTCCTGAAGTTTTTGCATAAGTTACTGCACTGTCTGATGTTGCAACAACTGAAACTGAACCGATTGATGCTCCCCCTGCTATTGTAGCAATACTACCTGCTGAAGTTGTCCAAGTCGGAGCAGGTGTTGATTGTAAAATTGCGTTTGCAGAAATTACCGCATTACCATCAGGATTTTCTACTCTAATTCTGTAATCTCCTTGTGCTAAACTAAATGTTGCAGAAATAGAAGTTGAACTTGACCAAGAAACTACTGATGCTCTTGTCAATACTCCTGTTGAACTTACTGCTTCTACAATAGGTAATACTGTTGAAGAAGAAGCAAAATTTGTTCCTGCAATCGTAACTGAAGTTGGAGTTGATGGTGCAATAACTAAACTTGTTGATGTAATTGTTGGTTTAGTTTCTGTTGCATCAATCCAACTTAATTGATTAGTGCTTGAACCATTTGAAGCTAAAACTTGATTTGCACTACCAACTGAAGTAGGTAATATTAAAGTATAACTTTGTGCCGCACTATGTGCAGGACTTTGAATTTTAACTCCGTGTGAATTATTTTCACAGTTTAAAGTTATTTTACCTGCATTAGAACTACCATCACCTTTAGCAACTAAAGTATTTGCATTAATTGTACCTGTAACAGTAGCAGTAGTAAGTGTTTTACCTGCCATTGTTGTAGGTAATCTTGCATCATTTATAGTACCTGAAGTAATGTCAGACGCTTCAATATTTGCCGCACTAAATGTACCATAAGCAACTACATCTACAACATCTCCTGCCGCTAACGCACTAGCAAAAACTACAGAAGTTCCTGAAGACACAGTAACATCACCTGTGTACGAACCTGAAGTATTAGATTGTCTAACACCATTTAAAAATACATCTACGAATCCTGCATCATACGCCAAAGTTTCACCTTTTGCGTCTGCACCTGATACTGTAGTAGGTGTACCTGTAATATTATATGTATACCTTCTAGCTGTTCCATTTACTGTAGAACCTGCCGCCGCCCAACCTGAGCTTTTGTAAACTTTTAATTCATTAGCTGTCGTATCAAAATAAAGGTCACCCACATCTGTTGAACTTGCGGGAGCTGAAGAAGCAACTCTATATCTTTCACCAAAAGAGTTTACTCCTGATAAATTTCCTGCAACAGTATTAACATTAGCAATACTTCCACCAACATTATTAACATTAGTAATTGAACCTGCTACTGTATTAACATTAGAAATAGAACCACCAACTAAATCAACATTTGTTATTGACCCTGCAACTGTATCTATTTCTGAAGTTGCTTCGTTTAAATCATCAGCTACAGTTTCTACTTCTGAAACTGCTTCTGCTAAATCGTTTGCTACAGCTACAACTTTTGTAATATCAGAAGCTACAGTATTAACTGAAGTAATATTATTAGCTACTGTTGTTACATTTGCACTTACACCTGCAACTGTATTAATATTGCTTTCATTAGAATTAACAGAATTAATATTAGTAATATTGTTTTTTACTGTTGTTAAAGCTGTTTTATCAGCAGATGTTAGCCAAGTGCTCTCTATATAATTCTTTGTGGCAACATCTTGTGCTCCTGTAGGGTCAGCTACATTTTTAAGTCTTTTACTTTGAGCGTCCCATTGAAAATCTGCATTATCTAATTTAATTTTATCTGCCGCATCATCAATGGCTTCTTGACCCATAAAGAAACCTTGCTGACTATCAGTATCTAAATCATTTTCTTTTAATACTGAACCATCAGCATAATCTACTAATCTTGCCGCTTGACTTGTTGTTCTTCTAATTTCAATAGAAGACAAATTAGCAGGTGGACTTGTAAATGTAATATTAGTCCCTGCTCCGTCCCAAGTGAAATCTGTTGTAGCGACACCATCAATGGTTATTGCTACGTCTCCCTGAGCCCTATAACTAAATGGGACTGCATAAGAAGATGTACTACCATTACCTGTATATCGTACAAAACTATTTGCCATATTTTATTAAATTCCTTGTATTTATTCGTTTATCTCTTCTAAAAGGGGTACTTTATTGTTATCTAAGATTCTCAAAGAGTAATCTTTGGTCTTTAGGTATCTCTTTTTGAAGTTTTTGGTCAAGATTTAAAGAGTATTTTTCTAGCTCATTTCCTGTAAATACTTTACCATCTATTTCAATGAAGGCATTTAACATAATATAATCTTTCGCCGCTCTTTCATAATCTCTAATAACCGACAATAGATAATCATTACCTTCATATTTTCCTGCTATCATTCTATTTCTAGCATAATAAGTATTATATACTGAATTAGGATTTTCTAATTCATATTGAAATCTCTCATTTAAAGTCATTCCATCATACAATCTAATATGTGCTTTTACTTCATTTAAAGCCTCATACATTGTAGCACCTTCGTGGAATGTTAAAGTCTTTTTATTATCACCTGTAGGATAGTGTAAGTACAACCCATTCGTAGCTTTATTATATACTTCTTTTACTTGTACTAACTTAATCTCTTTCATATTAAGTCTTTTTCCTAAACCTACATCAAAAGTAAATGCAGGTCTTTCCCACCCAATAGAAGAACCTTGTAAAATATTTAAAGCTCTAGGTGAAAGAGTTATTTTATTTCCTTTACTATCTACCATTTGTGAACTCCAATGAACTGTAGTTGGAAACGTATCTTGTAAGTCGCCTAATATTAATCCTTTAGGTTTAGGATAAAAATTTCCTAATGGGTCTCTTTTTCTTGATAATGAATTACCATAATTTAATATAGAATATTTATTACCCATTTGTTCATTAATCCAATGTAATAACGCATAAGGAGTAGAAGTTTTCATATGGTCAGTCCAAGTCATTATTTGAGCTTCTCCTTCAGCAATAACTTTATTTTGCCATCTCCATTGTGTTGCTAATGGAATTTGTTTAGAACCTAATTTTCCTAAATAAGTTTCTAATTTATTTAAGGCTTCATTTGTTTCTCCTTCTTTTGCATCTGTCTGCATAACTATTCCCATCATATTAAAGAAATCTCTTGTCATTAATTGACTTGAAAATACATTAGACCACACTAAGAAACTTGTACTTGCCATATGTGTAAAGAAATCAGTTACCATAGATTGTTCTACACTATGTTTTGGGTCACTCCACATATCAGCAAATTCTTCTGCTTGTTCTTGAATAATAGCTGAAACCATAAATGGAATTGTTAATGGGAACAACCTCATCATACTTACATATTTTTGATTTCCTTCATCATCAGTTATAACAAAAGCTAATCTTTTTTTAGGGTCTTTTTCTCTTACACCTGTAAGCATACCATTCATAGCCATATATGTTGCTACACCATATGTCGTAGCACCTAGCCATTTTATTCCACTAGCTTTACTTCTAACTACAGGGTCAGATGCAGTAGTCATCGCTCTAAATTCCATATTTAATTTATTTATAACGGGAGTCATTTTCCAACCATCTTTAAATAAAGTTATTGGAGTTTTAAGAAAGTGTAAACCTGTTAATACTCTTACAAGCGGATATTTATTTGCATTTTGCATTAACCAATTTCCTAAGTTTGCCGCACTTTGTTGTTGGTCAGGATAAAACTGGTTAGCATCAAGAGCTTCATTTTTTAATGCTCCTGTAAAGGTACTAACTCTAGCTCTGTAAGTTGGGTCATTAACTACAGACTTAGTTAGCATATCTAAATCTAAAATTTCTGTTTCATTAAATGTTCTTGTTTGTCTAAAATTACCAAATTCATCTTCATACTGCATATATAATTCTTGAAATTTCTTTTCAAAAGAATTTAATTCTACATTTTGTTTTTCTAATTTTAATAACTCTTTATTTAATTTAGCTAATAATTTTTCATTAGGAGCATCTTTAGCATTTTCCCATCTTATATTTTGTTTTAAATCTCTTATATTTTCTTCTTGTCTAACAGCTTTTAACTTATTCCATTTAGTTCTTTTTTTCCATAATTCAGGATAAGACGCTCTAATTCTTTGATTAACTGCCGCTACTCTAGCCGCTCTTTGAAAAATATTTTTCATAAAAGCATCACCTGTTTGAAGTCCTCTTAAAGTAGTGTAAACTAATTTAGCTAATGGTGTTAAGGCTTTAGCAGATATTTGTTTAAAAGCACTATCAGTTTCTTTTAGTTGTTTTAACCAAGTTTCCATACTATGAAGTTTAGTACCATCTAATCTGTGTTCTAAAATATCACCAATATTTTGTTTTGTTTTCCAAGCAAGTTTAGCTTTTTTAAAGCCCATATTAAATACTCTAAATTGAGCTGTCATTAAATCGGTTGCCATTTGTATTTGATTCCAACCCATTCTAAAATCACCTTTTCCCATACTCATAATACCTGAGAAATAATCTTCAGCCCAACCCATTTGGTATCTAATTACAGCAGATAAAATGTTTACTTCGTGTGTTGTTAAATCACCTAGTAAATTAGCTGTTGCATATTCATTCCAAGCATCAAAGAAAGTTATTTTTTTATCTTTCATTTTTCTATTGACACCATTAATCATTTTTCTCATAGCCCAATCATTCATTCCACCTGCAACTTCAGCTAAAGCCTTTAACGCATTTAACTGTTTATTAAGGGGAAGTTTTTGGATTTGTTCAATAAGGAAAGGTAAACCATCATTAATAGCATTGTCTGTATCAATTCGTAATCTGTCTGCATCAGATAGTTCAGACATTAATTTTTGTTGGTTTAGTGCATCAGATACACCTTCTATGTTTTTGATATGTGAATTAGTTAATACCATTTTTTGTTTAATGGTACTTAATAATTTATTTTTTATTGAATTTTTTTCTTTTGGAGTTACAGCTTCATCAGCTAATACTCTTAGTTGTCTAATTTTATGTCCTACTGCTAATATATTATGTCTACTTGCAAATATAGTTTTAGCTAAATGTGGAGCAACTCTGTTTACTAATAATAATTCTTCAACAAATTTCTTTTGATTATTCCATAAATCTAAACCTGATTTTCTAATAATTTCTAATAATCCTTTTCTTTCTGTTCTTCTAAGTAAACCATCTTTATCTAATTTTTCAACTATGTTTTCAAGTTCATTTCTTAAATTAACATCTTTAACTTTACTTAAATTAATAAACGGAGTTCTTCTATTAAGCTCTTCAACTTTTCTATTAATTGTTGGAGTTTCATCAGGTTTTGGTTTTACCTTAACTTCATCAGGAGCTTTTAAATTTGGTTTTTTCTTTCTGCTGACAGAAATTAATTCTGATACTTTAAATAATTTAGTTTTTTGTGCACCATCTTTAGAAACAAATAAAACTTTAGCTTCATCACCATTAATAGATAATACTGTTCCAATGTTTCCTCTATCAGGAGATTTAACTTTTGTTCCTACATCAACTGGTTCATATTCTTTTACTTTACCAGTTTTTCCTGAATAAGATTTATTTTTCTTACTAGCCGCACTACCAAAATCTCTTGTAGTGTCTCCTAAGAAACCATCACCTTTATCATAAAATTTTCCTGCTATTCCTTTAGTTCCCCAATAAGACATACCTGCACCAACAGTACCTTGAGCCGCACCACTTCCTAATGTTGCTATTAAAGTACGAGTAAGATTGTAGTCAGTCATCATATTAGCGTCAATTTCAGCCGTTTGTCTAGCTAAATCAGCACTACCACCAA